GTAAGAAATCGCGTGACAAGCGATTTCGTCCCTAATCGCGGTAACGCGATCTGGGTTTGTTCCAGTACGGGTCAGACCAATCGTGGATGGCGTCATCGGATAAAGCAAGGTTACGATGTAACCTCTAATTATTCTGCTGATGTTTGCAAGGTCCTCGAGAGTACCGAAGCGCACTATATGGTGCCGCGACGATTCTATAACTTTCCGGGTTCTCCCGGGGGAGGTATAGAAACCTTCAATTTTGAAGGGTACTATCAGAACTGTGGCACGATCACTTCTTGTGATCATGTTATCGGAACTTCTCCAGCTGATGAGGCGCAAGCTCTCTCACGTATGTATGATAGGATTCGTTCTGAGTCCTATTCTGCAAACGGTCTCCTTTTTCTAGGGGAGTTAAGAGAGACTATTCATCTAATCAGACACCCGCTCGAAGCTCTCGAAACTGGTTTGCGTAAGTACATGTCTGCGTTAAAATCCACACGCAGGGATGTATCCAAGCGAATCCACAGACGAAAGTCAGAGACAGATCGTTTTTATGTCCGACGTCGATTAGACGCGGTCAAAAATGCGATGGCTGGTGAATGGTTAGCGTTCCGCTTTGGGGCTCTCCCTGCTATATCCGATGCAAAGGATTTAGCAGAGGCCTCATTGAACCTTATTTATGGACGTATCGATAAGACGCGTCTCAGAAGTAAGAGCACGGAACGGGAATCCGCTATCGAAAGTAAATCAACCAACACACCTTACGCATGTATACAGATTGTTACCAATTTTAATCGGAAAACATCTGTGTCTGTGCAGTATGTGTGTGGTTTGAAGCGGACCCTTGATGCGCCAACTAGTGGACTGCAGCGCATAGCTTCTGAGACTGGTTTCCAGCTTCAGAACTTTGTACCTACAGTGTACAACTTGATTCCTTATTCGTTTCTCATTGATTACGTTAGTAATCTTGGGAACGTTATTGAAGCAGCTTGTACTGATACCTCGAACGTGACTTTCGTGTGTAAGACAGTCAAACAGGTAACTAGTCTGATAGCTAACGCGACTCAGACTCCTTACAATGAGACCTCTTATCCATGTTATCGCCTCGAAGGTAGCCCCACTGGTACCTTGAATGATTCTAGAGTCATTCAGCGCACTACTCTCACTAGGACTGCGTTGGGTAGCCTTGGCATACCTCCGCTCGTGCTGTCAATGCCTGGCATTGATGACACTAAGTGGTTGAATGTTGTGGCTCTCCTTTCGCAGTCAAGTGGGTTCCGGTACAAATAAGTACCTTATCATCCGATTGAAGGATAGTCTTGTATGACTTTTGCCCTTTCAACCCCCGTAACCGGGACCGCTCAGACGGGACTCACATCTCCGACTTATACTGTTACTGCGGATACTCCGCCGAACAGCAATTCGAAGCAGTATGTAGTTACCGCCCTGGGTGGGACGCAAACCGGAGTGATTTCTCACTCCGTCGCTGCGCCGTTCAGTGTCACGATGTTCCGACCACAGAACCCTCAAGTTCTGTCGCCGGTCTCCCCCGTGACTGGTGTGTTGACGAAAGTTCCGACGAACACTTACAAAGTGATCACTCGGAAAGGCGTCCTCCCCCTCGCTGGTCAGGCCTACAAGAACATGATCGTCACGACGACGATCGAGGTTCCGGCAGGCTCGGATACAGCGGATCCGGCCAACGTGCGCGCGGCATTGAGCGCGCATATCGGCAGCCTGAGCCAGCAGAGCGCTGGCGTGGGCGATACGACAATTCAGGGAGTCCTCTAAAGTCTGCCTTCGGGCACCTTGGAGATGCGGTTCATGCGACTTATCGTACAGCTCTTTCGGTCATTAAGTTGATCAAGAGCTGAGCGGTTTGGCGTTTGGACTGGCTTTCTTTCTTGTCGTCTTGGATCTTCAACTGGGTTGATAAACCCGCTGAAACAGGGAGATTGCATGTTTCCTTATCAGGAACTTGCTAGTTGCCTTAAACTCGATTTCGCTCAGCATAACAGTTACTCTAACGAATTCGATATTCCCATATCTTCTGATATGGGGGTCGATGACGTTAGGATGACCTTGCTCGGTAGGAGCTTCTTCAAGAAGCTTGCGCCAAGCGGAAATGCCCCTGATGCCGACGCTAAAGCTCTGGAGAAATTCCTGAGCCTGAACGCAGGCATAAAGACAGGTCCGTTTGAGTATCCTATCGAAACG